AATCAAGCCAGTGGCTTAAAAAGTAATGCCAATATGTTTTCAGGTGTTATAAGCGGAATTACAAGAATTATTAATACAGTAAGTTCTAATAAAACAACGACTAGTTTGAATGGATATAAAACAGGTACTAAAAAAGTACTTGAAGATCAACTTGCGTGGACACAAGAAGCAGGTAAAGAACTAATTATTAAGCCTAGTGAAAATGCTATTCTTACTCCACTATCTGCTGGTGATGGTGTTATGAATGCTGATTTAACTAAAAATCTAATGGAATGGGGAAAATTAAACCCACTTGATTCATTTAAATTAGATACAAAGTTACCTTCTTTTAGTTCTACTAGTAAAGGAATATCAGTTGGTGACATTAGTGTAACAATGGCTATTACAGGTGTTACGAAAGATGAAATAAATGCTGAAACGCAGAAAATGATTCAACAAATACCACAGGATTTAATGAAAACACTTCGTCAAAACGGAGTTAGATAATAAATTTACAAGAGGCTATTTCTTCATTGAGATAGTCTCTTTTTCTGAAAGGAGGATAGAATATGTTTAGTAAATTAATATTTGATGGAACATCAAGTGAATTGTACGATGTTATGTGCGTTAAAATTGGTGGAACATCAGGAGAAACAACTGCATCTGCTGGATGTGAGACTGAATCATCTTTAGAAAATGCGAAAAGAAACAATAAATTTTACATTATAGATCAAAGCTATTCAGTTCCAATGTCTTTTACATTTCAATTAATAAATACGGATGGAAGTCGCATTACAACAGAAAAAGAAAGAACATTAAAGAGATGGTTATGTCACCGTGGTGTATTTAAATGGTTTCAGATTGACAATGAAGGATATGAAAATATTTGGTATAAAGTAAATATTTCTAACCCAAAACTTATTGATATATCTGGAGTAGTAGGAATGGAATTTACAGCTACAACCGATTCCAGTTTTGGCTACTCTCCTATTTTAACTAAAAAATTTGCTATTACTACAGATAATAAAACGGTGGGATTTTTCATCACCAATGATGAAGATGATTATATTTATCCAATCGTTACTATTACTATGAATGAAACTGGAAATTTGCAAATGACTAACAGTACAGAAGTTGAAAACAGAAACCTTACAATTAACAATGTGACCGATGGTGAAGTAATAACGATTGATTCTGGATTACCCGACATATCATCTTCCATTTCACATGACGTATATCAAGATTTTAATAAACATTGGTTACGATTTGTTGATGGTAAAAACTCTTTAACTTTTAATCTTAATTGTACTGGGACAATTCAATATCGAGAACCAAGAAAGGTAGGTTTATATTAGTATGATTTTTAGTTATGACGCATTTAATCGACTAGATAGACCACTTACCTATCTAGCTAAACCAAACAAAAAATATATTGGTACAATTCAATCAAGAGAATTAGTAACTGATTTATGTTTTAATAATATTTCCGAAATAACTTTTAAAGTCAACAAATATGAAAATAAAGAAAAAACATTACATTATGACGAAATTGAACAATTAATGCTAATAGAGGTATCATATATAGGGTGGTTTCAAATAACTGAAGTTGATACTATAGGTGATGGAGAAAATGAAATAAAACAGATAACTGCTCTTTCACTTGAAAATGAATTAACTACAAAAATTCTTACTTCGTTTGGCTCTATGGGAGTTGAAACAGATGATACTGGTGGATTAGATAGATATTGTCTATTTAGTTTGACAGATATAGAGCATAGTATTTTACATATTGTAATGGAAAAAGCTCCGACTTGGAGTATTGGGTATATAGATCCAGAAATAACCACACAATATCGTTCCTTTACAAATGATTCTGTTGATGCATATTCATTTTTAACTAGTGATGTAAGTTCCGAATATGAATGCATATTTCAATTTGACACATTTAATAAACAAATATCTGCATATAAATTAGCTAACATTGGGGATGTAACAAGTATTTATTTATCTTATAGAAATCTTATCAAGCAAATAGAGGTTAAGGCAAACGCACCAGATATTAAAACAGTTATGTATGTTGCAGGTGGCGATGACGGTGGAACTCCATTAGGTATTATAGAAGTTAATCCAAACGGTAATAATTACATATCTAATTTTAGTTATTATAAACCATGGATGAGTAGTGAATTACAAGCAAAACTAGATGCTTATGAGATTGAATATACAAGTAGAACCATTAACTTCACTCCGGCTATTGATACATTACAGACATTATATGAAGAATTAAGCAGCATTCAAAATCGTGTTCCAAGTGTAGAACATAGTACAACATGGGATGAGTATGGATTAGTAGAGCTACAAAATGAATTTGATTACTATAATCAAAAAATGTCCTTGTATCTAGATGGTAGCAATGAAACCTCGCGTTTAAATTATTATAATATTCTTTATGGGACTAGTGGAATTAGCAAGGCTTTGACCGTAAGAAAAGCAGAATATGACGTTAAACTACTACAAATTACAAATCAGAAAACATTGTGTGAAAGTTATATCTTAGACTTGCCATCATATTTAGGTATTGATTTATATAAAGAATTAACTGCATACGCACATTATACCGATTTTGTTGATGATTCTTTCATAACTACTGAATCAATGTCTAATGATCAGAGATTACAGATGAAACGTGATTTGCTTGCTATGGCACAAACAGAATTAGCTAAAGTATGTAAACCTTCTTATACTATGACGGTCGACGCTATTAACTTTACCACTATTCCAGAATTCAAGAAATATTCAGAACAAATGTATTTAGGAAATATTCTTACTGTTGATTATGACAATGATATTTTAGTAGAGTCAAGATTATTAAAAATGCATATTGAATGGGATAATTTAAAGAATTTTCAATTAACGTTTAGTAGTAAAAATAGACTTGATGAAGGATGGGCTGAATTTGCCGAAATACAACAACAAGCAAGTAATGCTGCAACTTCCCAAACTATTAACGGTACTGGGTGGAACAATGCTAAGAATAAAGTAAGCACTGTTAGTCAGTACATGAAGTCCGCTTTAGATACAAGTCTACAAAAATTAAAAAGTGGAGTAAATGAAGAATTTAAGATTGATGGAACAGGTACTTTATGGCGTAAATGGGATGATAGCATAAATGATTACTCTCCAAACCAGATGTGGGGCGTCGGTAATGGACTTTTTATGACTGAAAATTCTTGGCAAAATGTTAGTTTAGCACTTGGAGAATTAGATTTAGGTAATGGTGTAACTAAATATGGAATTGCTGCTCCTTTATTAATGGGAGATGCAATACTAGCAATACCATTACTATGGACGAAGATGGTGCTACCTTTACAAATTGCGATATTACTATTAATAAAGGAACAAATACTTTAAAACTTAATGCTACTGATGGCATTAAATTAACTAATAATGGAGTATCACAATTCTATATTGATGGTAGTGGTAATGCAACATTTGCTGGTAATCTAAACGCGGCTGGAGGTACATTTTCGGGTAATCTTAGTGCCGCCGGTGGAACATTTACAGGTACTCTACAAGGTGTCGATGGGACATTTTCTGGAACACTAAGTGGAAATACTATCACTGGTGCGACTATATCAGCTTCTACATTTAAAAATGTTGATAGTACAAATTTTGAAACAGCTAGTATTGAGAATGGCATTTTCAAAGGTACATCTTTTAAAGCTTATGAATTTTCAGAAGGTTCATTCGGACTTTACGGTACAAAAACCGCAACTCTAAAAGCTGGGTATTTGTTAATTTCAAACAATACATCATTTACTACAATCAATGGTAATGCAATTAACACTGGAACTATAGCTTGTAGTTCAATTAATGATGGTACACCAATTACTTCTTTTAATAAAGATAGTTTTTCATATCCTCTGACAAGCCATACTCATGATCGCATCGAAAATGGTAACTACGTAATTGTTGGAACAAATTTCAGGCCAAGCAATGACAATTCAATGGCTTGTGGTGTTTCTGGTTATCGATGGTCTACTGTTTATGCCGGATCTTCTACAATTGTTACATCTGATAGGACAAAGAAAAAAGAAATATATCCCATGTCAGATATTCAATTAGAATTTTTCATGAAATTAATACCTGTTACTTATCAATTTATTGATGGTGAGAGTGGTCGAAAACATTACGGTTTTATCAGTCAAGACGTGGAACAAGCAATGACCGATTGTGGATTAACCTCTTTAGATTTTGCTGGATTTATTAAATCTCCTATATATTCTATAATAGAAGAAAACGGTGATTACGATACATCTAGCAATGTGATATCTTGGAACTATTTTCTCAGATATGAAGAATTCATAGCATTAAATACATATGTTATTCAGCAACAACAAATTATTATTCATGATATATTGAGCAGATTAAGTATTTTAGAAAATAAATAATATAATTTCCTTAATTTGTTAACAAATTATGTTTATTTTTATATAATTATGGTATAATAATTAATAGGAGGTGTTTCTAATGAAAAAATATGCGAAACTACTATTATTAATTTTAACTACAATTCTAATAATTCCAACCATTCAAATTAATGCTTCTACTGCAATTACAAATGCGGATGATGTGATATTGCCTAAATATGATTTTATGGTTGGGGACATACCTACGACATCTGATTTTAAAATTGTAGGCGACTTAACTTACGATGGAGTAGTTTACTCTTCAGATGAT